TGTGGTAAACATCAAAGGTAAAGAGTACAAAACAGTGGCCTTAAGGGTTCAAGAGTTTCGTGAACAGTTTAAAGACTATTGCTTGACTACTGAAGTAATTCAATTAGATCCAGAACAGTGCGTTATTAAAGCATCTGTTATTGATAATTCAGATCGTGTAGTGGCCACAGGCCTTGCACAAGAATTTAGAAAGGCATCTCAAATTAATGGTACATCTTATGTGGAAAATTGTGAAACTTCTGCTATCGGTAGGGCTTTGGCTTGTCTTGGTCTTGGCGGTACTGAATTTGCTAGTGCTAATGAAGTACTTAATGCTATTCATCAGCAAAACAATCCAGTGGTTGAAAAGATTTCAGATGATGATCTTGAAGTTATTAAAGGCCAATTAATTTTATCTCATGAGGCTGGTGAGTTAAAACAAGCCTTTCATAAGTTGAGTCCATACGCACAAGAAAAATTGCGTGACTTTGCTAATGATTTAAGAAAGGCTGCATGAGTCATTTAAAAAACAATGCTAGACACAATCGTATTACCGCTAGTAATGCATGGGCTGCGGTTTACGAGAGGCAAAAACTTTGGAGGGATATGACTTTTCGTAGCCTTCCATTTGAAGGTAATGAGGCCACAAAATATGGCCAACTTAACGAGCCTGTAGCATTGAGTCAGTTTGAAAAAGAAATGGATGTTATCTGTGAGTCTGGTAATAAATTAATACTCCATCCAGAGTTGCCATTTGCTGCCAGCCCAGACGCATTTATTGAATCAATTCCAGTTGAGTTGAAGTGTCCCTTCACTCAATTAGTATATCCAGAGATTCCAGAACGATATTATTTTCAAGTTCAGTTACAACTTGAAGTATGTGACCAACCATACGCATGGTTTTATGTTTGGACACCAAATGCAACACAAGTAACTAAAGTAGAACGCAATAAAGATTTCATTGAATGGTACAAGCCATTAGCATTAGAGTTTTTAAAATCTCTTGATGATGACGTTGAACCAGTAAGATGGAAACGTAAGCCAATTTTTATTAAGGAGTAATGTATGGCGGATTATGATAATACCAATACTTTTGTATTGTTTAAGAACGATAAAGGTGACAATCCTAAACGTCCAGACTACACAGGCAACGCTAATGTAGATGGAATTGAATTTAGAATTAGTGGCTGGATTCGTGAAGGTGCTAGTGGTAAATTTATTAGCGGATCTGTGCAAATGAAAGAGGCTGCAAAGTCTGTAGAAAACAATGAGGATGTCCCATTTTAGGACATCCCCAATTGGAGTTACTTGTTCATTACGTACATAGTTACTTCAAAGCCAAAACGCATTTCAGTAGCTGCTGGAGTTGTCCACATGGTATTATCCTTAAGGTTTCTGGCTTATGCCATTAGTTGGATTATACACCCAGCAAGCTATCTGGAATATAAAGAAAACCATGAAAGAGGTCTATGTTTAAGTTTGAGTTTAAGGAGTCCATAAGGGCTGAATTAGCAACAACACCACACGCTAGATTGTTTCATGCTATATTGTTACTGGCCATGAGGGATGCATTAGAAGGATATGGCACAGAACGTGAATCAGCTATTAGGTGGCTTAACGAACATGACAACGTGGTTAAAGACATATGTTTAATTTTATCTGGATACGATCAGCAATACGTCCAGAGAATTATAAGTGAGAAAAGATAATGGATATTAATAATTTGGAATTAGATGTTGCGTGCTATGCAACAGCAGTGTATCATGAGGTCAACACTCGTTCGCTAGAGGAAAAAGTAGGAGTTATTAATGTTATTCGTAATAGGTTGCATTCTGGTCGCTGGGGTTATTCTGTATGCTCTGTCGTTTATGCTAATAATCAGTTCGCTGTGCAGGATGAAGCCCACAATCCAGTTGATGAAAAAGCGTATTTGGAAACTAAATTACTGGTTATTGATACGATTATTTATAATAAACACCCAAACTTGGTGGCAAATTCGCTATATTTCCATGATGACTCAATACCGCCAAAAAAAGAATGGTTTGGTCACAAAAAGAAAACGCACATAGGACGGATGGTGTTTTATTAATGGCTGATGCTTGGATCATAGAAGAAATTAATCATAATGGTGACGTGGTTTGGGAATGCATTGTACGTCAAAGGCCAGTTGATATGCAGTGGTATAAAGATATGCCCTCTAAAACTCATACGCTGCGTATTACAGCATTAAATAAAGACATGGATACCGTTGAGATACATAAAAATATTAAGAGCCTTAAAGACGCTACAAAGCGTATGGTGGAGGCCAATATAGGATTATGATTGAATACGTTATATGTTATTTTTGGGCATTTGTATTAGGGATGACTGTAGGTTATATATTATCTGAATTGGAACATAAAGATGTACACAATACTAGACGATCAAAAAAAAGCTAAAGAGATTATGGATTACATTGCTAATAATCCGAATACCTATCAAAAAGAAATTTTTAATAAATGCAATATAACAAAATATAGGGCAAAGATTCTTACTGAAGCTGGCCTTATTAAGTTGCCTCCGCCAATGTCATTACAACAAACACTTGCTATGGCTAGAGGCAAATCGTATTACGGACGTTTATCAGTTAATCATAGGAGAGAATATGGTAGATAATGTAAATCACCCAAAGCATTATAATATGGGAGGCATAGAGGCCATAGACATCATTGAGAGTCGTTTATCTCGTGAAGAGTTTATTGGTTATTTAAAGGGATGTAAATTAAAATATGATTTACGTTACCCATTCAAAGGCAAGCCAGAAGAAGATTTAGCTAAATCTGAATGGTATAAAAATAAACTTATTGAAACAATGAGGCAAGTTGATGTGGTAAATCCACCAGAACTTGAGGCCATACTAGGAAGGGTTGATGATGAATAAAATTTATTGGATATTTATTATAGTTATGGCTGCATTAGCTATCTGGGGAACTGAAAAGGCACTTGCTGATTCCACCACTATATTAGCTCCAGACGGTACTGTAACAATATGCACCACAGGCCAAAATATAGTTCTTTGTGTATAAGAATCAATGACTTATAAAATAATTAAAAAAAGTGTTGACATTATATTGTAATTATATAAAATAACTATATCGCTGATTTATCAATCCACTTGCAGGCGATCAAGAAATTTTGCTAAAGGAGAATTACATGACTATCTTATCAAGTTATGACGCAGTAGGCCTCGCTGAAGGCTTTGTAGAAGGCACAGAAGAAGAAGTACTAGAAGCATGGCAGTACCTAGTGGACACAGGCCTAGCATGGCAGTTGCAAGGCTGGTTTGGACGAACAGCATCTGATCTTATTGATGCTGGAATTATTAATCAATCACAAATACACTAGGAGAATACAACATGGCTTATGTCAATAACGAAAAAAAATCAAAAATTCAAGCAGCTTTAAAACCTGTATTTAAAAAATATGGTATTAAGGCCACGATCGCTAGAAACTATTACAAATCAACATTAGTTGTAAATCTTAAATCTGGAAATATTGATTTTGGATCTGATGTAGATGTAGTTAATGTTTACCATGTAGATAAATATTTTGATGGCATTGCAAAACAATGTTTAAATGAAATTTTAGATACTATTAAACAAGCTGGTGAATGGTATGACGAATCAAATGCACAAATTGATTATTTTAATACTGCTTTTTATATTTCAATTAATATTGGTAAATGGAAAAAGCGTTATGTTTATAATGAACCAAAAAATATAATTAATGCTTTACATGATCTTGGTAAACTTGAAATTATTACAATTGGAAGGAGTGTGTAATGGGTCAATATCATCAAGTGTATAACGTCACTAAAAAAGAATGCCTACACGCACACAAGTTAGGTCAAGGCCTTAAACTTGTTGAGCAAATAGGGTTTGAGGGATCAGTGGCAGATATATTATTTTTATTACTTGCTAATAGTAATGGTCGTGGAGGTGGTGATTTTAACGATCATGAGTTAGTTGGTAAGTGGGCTGGTGATAATATTGTAGTGCAAGGAGATTATGCGGAGGAAGGTGACGCTGGTTTTATTTCAGATACAGAAAATTATACTGATATATCTGAACAGGCAGCAACACTTT